GCCCCTTCGGGCCCCCTCGGCATTCCGCACCCCATGTGTGCGTTAGCACACATCTCCGTAAGGTCTACTCCGTGAGTCTCGCTCCCGCCAAAGCTCGTATGTCTAACCAGGCTATTGACCTGGGTCAAACTACTAGTGGCGGCGGCCGCGCGAAGGTTTACACCTACGAGCGAGACACGTTGATTTACTCCCAGGGACATCCATTCCCAGCTCCGCCCCGTGTTAGGGACGCTGGTGGGAACTTCATGGTGGAGCACGTTAGTAAGCTCGTGCTTCCGTCAACTGAGCTTGAGCGTAAGAACGGAGGAGCACTTCTTTTCTCGTGCAAACTCGTTCCTGCGCAGGGAGCTTGGTCGACAGTCCCTATTCTGCCTGCTGTGTCTTCGTACGCCGACGAGATGGACGCCCTCATTTCTAAGGGGGCCACCGGTTGGCGGCGTGCTAGACCTGGTAACCCAGTGGCCAATGCAGGCCAGTGGCTGGCAGAGTTACGCGACCTACCGACGCTGCCGCTTAGGTTACTTGCGCGCCTGAGGAACTTTCGTGCCTTAGGCTCGGAATACCTGAACGTTCAGTTCGGATGGAAGCCGTTCGTGGGAGACCTCATCAAGATGTATGAGGTCTACCAGACCCTGGACAAGCATCTTGCTCAGCTCGTCAGGGACAACGGACGGCCGGTGCGTAGGAGGCGCACAATCAACACGACCACTGACTCCAACTCTACGGTCATCGAGTACCCACTGGGGATCACCGGTTTGAGGGCATTCTACCCTACACCGACGACCTTCATTGGGTTCGAGGCCAGGTCACGTCTAGTCATTACGACCAAGACGTTAGACAAGAGCTGGTTTTCGGGCAAGTTCCGCTACTATGTGCGGGACATAGGCTCGAGTCAGTGGACGAGAAGGGCTACCCTAGCTTTGTTCGGGCTCAATCCGACCCCGTCCTTGCTCTGGGAAGTCCTGCCATGGAGTTGGTTAGTCGGCTATTTCTCAAACGTCGGAGATGTGATTTCGAATCTCAGCTCCAACGCAGTCGACAACCTCACCGCGGAGTATGCGTACGTGATGCGTCATAAGAAAGTGACCACCACGTATACCGCCACTGGTTGGGTGAAGCCCGTAGGAACGGGCTATTACACGACCAATGGTGGTGACTTTGTGTCTCAGGGGACGATTATCTCCGAGACAAAGAGTCGTCACCGCGGTTCACCTTACGGCTTTGGAGTTGACTTTGGCAGCCTTTCGAGCTACCAGGTCAGCATCCTTGGCGCGCTTGGATTATCCAGGCAGCGTTACTTTTAACCCCTCTCGTGAGTCTTCGCCCATGTTCGCAGATCCCCAATCCATTACCGTTTCCGCCGTTGCGAAGTCTCTACCGTGCATTGCACGGAACGAGACCACATCGCAGTACTGGGAAGCCGTTGGTCAGTACAAACTGACCATCGGCCATCAGTTCCGCGCTGAACGGAGTCGGTTCACCGTCCGTGTCGATGACACGAAGACGGCGGCTGACCCGCTCGCTTCGGCGAACAACAGGATCTACTCGCAGAGTGCCTACATCGTCATCGACAAGCCCAATGTGGGCTATACCGCTGCTGAGGCTCAGGCCTTGGCGACGGCGTTGGCGGCGTGGGCTACTCCTGCGAACCTGTTGAAGGTGCTGGGTGGCGAGACCTAACACTAAGGTCATCGCGCAGCTGCTTAATTTCTGGCAGCTTGAGGACCTGCTCGCTGGGCAAGGACTGACGTACCCCCTCACTGGAGGACGTCATGAAAAGCCTAGTATGGCTCACGGAGAGCGTCCTGCGAGATTGCGGGACGATGTGCGGTGCCGATACGACGAAGGACATAGAAACTGTCCGTCGTCGCGTCGAATATGAGGGAGAGTCATTCCTGACTCTCACTCTACCCCTGTTTGCGGGGGCCTTTGATCTGGCCCTGGCTTCTGGGGTACTTGAGCCTTCGGCTGTGTCACACTTTCGCTGGCACAGACGAGGTCTCCCCGAATTCCTTCGGGGTTTCCTGCTCTTGATATTCGACACTAAGGGTCTGCTACTCCCGGATCCCAGCGTTCAGGCCATCTACTGTGTCAGGCAAATATGCCTGCTGCATAAGAAGGTCCTGCGCGACTGCACCCCTAAAAGGGAGGCAGCCGCCATCGCTAAGTTCCGGAAGACAGACGATGAACTCGCTAGGCCTAGCACTTCGCCAGATACTGATGATCGCCTGGATAAGGCGTTCTCTTTTGTTTCTGGCGTTGTGTGGAGCAGCATACTCCGTGGGGCTCCCTTTGGGGATCCCACAGATGAGCTGCATCCTGCGCATGGTCCTGGAGCCACAGCTGAGCGCGTCAGCGGTAACGCTAAATACGTGTTTCAGCGGTGGCACTCTCGACTTGAGGAGCATTTCCCCTTCACCGAATACGCCATCGGATCCCTCCGTGACGTTGGTGGAGAGGCCTGCCCTCTCGCAAGAGTAGAGTTCGTCGAGCCCGGGGACGAGCAACCTGTTAAGGTGACTCTCGTTCCCAAGACGCTCAAGACACCTCGTGTCATCGCAATTGAGCCTGTCTGCATGCAGTTTGTGCAGCAGGGTATACTGCGATGGCTAGTACCTCTAATAGAAAGAGGTACTTACACTGGTGGGCGGGTGAATTTCTCCGACCAGTCCATCAATGCACGTTTGGCACTGAAGTCCTCTGTCTCGGGGCGCTATGCGACCCTTGATTTGAGTGACGCCAGCGACCGTGTGTCTTCGGAGCTCGTGTGGCAGATGCTTGCTGTTGCACCTGGTTTTCGTGACCAAGTGTTCGCTTGCAGGTCCACTAGAGCTAAGCTTCCTGATGGGGATGTCATACCCCTCAAGAAGTTTGCGTCCATGGGCAGTGCTCTCTGCTTCCCTATGGAAGCCATGGTGTTCTTTTGCACCGTGGTTGCCAGAAGAATGCTTAGAGCCGGCATGACTCTTAGAGCACGCAACGTGAGGAAAGCCTCGCGTCGCGTGTACGTCTATGGGGACGATATAATCGTTCCCACGGATGAGGCACCTGACGCTTGTGGGGCCTTAGAGGCTTTTGGCCTCAAGGTGAACTCCCGAAAGAGCTTCTGGACCGGAAGGTTCAGAGAATCCTGCGGGACGGATGCATTCGCCGGCACAGACGTAACTCCTGTCTATGTTCGGCATTTGCCCCCAGATAGCGTCCGAGATGCTGAAGCTACCGTATCCTGGGTCTCCATGGGCAACCAGTTCTATATGGCTGGCCTGTGGAAAACGGCGGACGCAGTTCGCGCACACGTTGAAAAACGTGTGGGTCGACTGCCCCTACGACCAGAAGGTAGTGAGGGGCTAGGCTGGGTGACCTTACAGCAAGTCAGCCAGCACAGACGATGGAATAAGGACCTGATGCGCTTCGAAGTGCGCACTCTGGTACCTACTCCGCGGCGCAGTGTCTCCGTACTAGATGGAGATGCCGCACTCCTCAAGTGTTTTGGCCTAATCTCCGGTTCCTGGCAGTGGTTAGCTGCTGGAGCCGAAGGTGCGGCTGATCACCTTCAGAGTATCGTAGCTCGCGGGCGGCTAGCACTAAAAGCCCGCTGGGTTGCTGCGTAGGGTTCTTACCCTGCGTCAGCAAAGGAGCTCGCCCTAGTGAAGGGCAGCTGGGAGATGC